TCAGCGTAAAATTCCATTTTATTTCTTACGCTTTGTCTTTTCATATCATAGACTTGTCTATCTACATTTATACTATTTTCTCCACCTTGTGGTGTTAGTAATCCGTTATTTCTAGGGCGTAAATAAATGCTCTCTAATGTCTCATAATATGACGCATAAAGTAACATAGGTTGAACATACGTGTCAAGTAAAGTTTTGTATACAGCATTACCTGAATCATCAATTGTTCCTGCTTTTACTAAATCAATTAATTTTTGATATAATAATGTTCCTATAACTCTTTGTAAGTCAATGTCTTGTGATAAACGAATGTTGTTCTTTATTAAGTCAGGATCAACTGAATCATTAATATCACTCCATTGTTTTAATTTTGTCCAAGACAATAATAGTGTATCTGTCATTTTACTCTGTTATTTCGTTTATTTCGTCTACTTGATCTTCTAATTTCCCAATTTCTTCAACTTCCGCTTCTTGAGATGTTACTACTTCTCTTTCACCTAATTCACCTTCATATAAAGGATCTTTTTGTATCACACCTACTGATATTTTGTCTGTGTATTTTATTGATAATAAATATTCTATTACGCCAAGAATGTTTTGTTGATATGGTGTTATTATTGTGTTTAAAAATAATCTATATGCTGTATTTAATTCATCAGCATTATTACCTAATCCTGTATTTTCTTTAATACCTAATAAAGCAGGAGATGTAATCCTATGAGCAGTTAATATTTTCTGAACTGTCATATCATTAATAGTTGTATAATAAGTATCTGCACCATTCTGAGGAATAGGAGTAATCGTAGGGGCTACATCCGGTGCTGGAACATCCATGTAGATTAAATTACCAGCATTGTTAGTGCCCGCATACTGTTCTCTTAACATTCTTTCTATTGCTTCACGCTCATCATCTGTAGCATTAGTATATGTAGTAATTGCAAGCGAAGGTGTTAGTCCATTAGTTATATTATTAATGTGGAAATTGTCAATCTCTTGATCTAGATCAATTACTTTTGTTGCACCAACATAGTCTGGTAAAGGATAATATTCCTTTCCTGGTGAGTAAGGTTGATGGACATATATTTGTCTACCTTCAAACTTTTTATTCCTAGGATCGAATATAGGTAAGTAAGGTACATCATTTAAATTAATTCTAGTGCTATACTGAAAGTTCTTTTTCCAATCATTTGATATAAAATAACCTGGACAATTGCCCCTATTATCTTTCTTTTTTGCTCTAATATATGAGAAATCTATATGGTATACTTCAGCTATTGTAGTTTTATCTCTACTCCAAATAACTTCTAATGCGAACCCTCCAAATAATTTATAATCTAAAGCAATTTTATTATAAATCTCTGTCCATGATTCTCCCATGCGATTTGCTCTTTGTAATATCTCTTCATCTTCAGTTACTAATCCTTCTCCACGTACTCCTTCTACTACTGCATTTACACACGCTGCGTGTGTTGATGAATGGTTATATAAACCAATTAAATAATCTGGGAATTGATTATCTTCTCCATATCGGATAAATTGTTTATCCTTTTTTTCACTACTCATTTTTTTAGAATAGGAATCCCTTTTAATATTTGAAAAATTTACTTTACCCATTATATACGTTGTAATATGCTAATTCGTTAGCTGTTTGATATTTGTATTGTTCTTGATAGTCACTTCCTGTGACAAATACTCTTTCGGTAGCTAATAATTCACCTGCTGTTTCGCCTGCTGAATACTCATCCCATTGTTGTTGAATGGTATTCCATATATCAGTTGCTGTTTCCCAAACAACTGCACTACCTGTTACTCTATTATAAATATTAGCTTCATAATGTCCACTATTTGATGGTACATCTGAACCACTAACATCAAATAAAATCCAACCATTATTCTCGGTTGCATTTGTATTATTTTGTACTACATATACTGTTGGACTACTTTCATTTCCTGCAAATGAGGATGTTAATGTAAATAGTAAGGTGCTACCAGTGAAATACTGGTTAGACCAAAATGCAACATTCTCTAAGCTGCTTGTTGTCCCGTATTGTAGTTGTATCATTCTTTTTTTTATTTAAAAAAGGGTTATTGCTTTCACAACAACCCTTATTAAAATGTTTAATTATGAAACAGTTATACCTGTCATAATTGCGCTTAGATCACTTCCTGAACATTCGCTAGCAGGAAAAGGTTCCTGTCCTCCAAATGTTAAAGTGTATCCATTCATATCACCAAAAGCTGTTCCAGTTGCTCCTGAACCACCAGTCATTGTCATACCGTTAAATTGACCAGCTAGGAAAAATTTCCCTACTGAATCTTCAATTCCGTTATTTGTTTCTACAATAATTTTTAAGTCTGGGTTTTGCGCTAAAACTTTAACTTGATTTCTTGTAGCTGACTGCATTTTGTGGAATGGTGCATTAATTGCTTGGTCATAAAATACAGTACCATTAGCCTCACTTGGAGTAATAGTTTCTGTAAAATCACCTGTTTGTTTAGTTAATTCAAATTTGAAGAATTCTCCTGAACCTGAAATATCTGTTAACAAACCATTAGTTGCACCTGTGGTTCCTGCAATTGAACCAGATAGTATATAAATGTTTTTTACTCCTCCTGCGTTATCTCTACAGTCGAGCGTAAATCCTGATGTTATTTCACATGCCATAATTTTTATCTGGTTTTAATTGGTTATACTTATGCTAAATCGTTTGATACGAAATATTCTGGGTGTCCAATTTGAACTCCTAGTTTATTTCTTAATCTATATTTCAGTGTATCTGAATTGATATCAAACCAAAGTTGATAATTTGTTGTATCTGATACTAGATCAGTTCCAACAACCATATCACCTGTAGGTCCAATAATTACTCTTTCACTTCCTCTTAATCCGTAGTTACCAACGATTTTTACGTTAGGGTAACCTGGTAGTGGTACTTCATAGAAACCACCTCTTCTTTCTACAGTTGTAGGATCAAAGTGGAATAAGTTTTGAGTAGTTAATCCGTTGATTACTCTTTGGAATACTCTAGTTCCACACCATACAGTTAAGTCACTATCTAATACGTTTGCATCCATCTGTCCTAACATTGAAGTTATTTGGTCGTATGCAGTTGAACCTGTAATTGCAGTAGCACCATCACCTGTAGCTACAACAACACCTGTTGTTGAACCACTAATAAGTGCTTTGAATCCATCCGCATTTGGTGTTACAGTTGAGTTAGCGAATTGTGATCCACTTACTGCGTTCCAAAGGAATTCATCATTAGATTGTTGTGCTTTTTGAACTAACTCAGTAGTTAGATCATTAAGAATAGTCATTGTTTCTTCATAAGAACCTGCTGGTAACGCAGAAACACCTAAGTATTTATCTGTTAAGTCTTGTAGGTTCCATGAATCATAAGCAGTTCTTTTAGTAACTGTTATGTTTCTTTGTGTGAATTCTGCTGATCCAGATGCTGTAGTTACGGCATTACCTCCTTGGAAGTAAGGATCTACTGAGATAAGGTTAAGTGGCTCTTGGAATTTAATTCCCTCTTGCACTTGCACATACTCTGTAGTATTACCTTTGTATACTGTATCTAGTACAATCTTTCCAGCAGTTTCGTTGTTAAAATCATTTAACGCTGATACATTTAAGCTCATAATTTAAATTATTTTTTGGTTATTGTATTTAATTTTTCTAACATATTGAAGTATCTTCTTTCATTAAGTGGTTTTTCTTCATTGTTAGTTTTTGCTTTTGAAAAGTTAGATGCCACTACTGATTCCTCAGCTGGTTCAGATGAAAATGCAGACATTTTTTCTTCAATGTCTTTCATTCTTTCATCTATTTTCTTCATCTTTTCTTCTACCACTTCACCGATTACCTCGATGATATCCTCAAGAGAAGCCATATTAATTTCTTCCTCGATTACTTTTTCCTCAAATTTTTCATCAGTAGTTGCTTTAGTTTTATCGTCAGTTTCAACTTCCTCAGTTACAGACATTTCTTCTGTTACTGATTTCATATCTTCTTCTTCTTCAGCTAATCCTTCACTACCTTCTCCTGCCTCATCTGGTCTTTTCATTCCAGTAATGATGCTGTCTGCATCTAAAGTTATAGACATACCACTTTTAGTAATATGATCTCCTTCAGGTGCATCCTTTAATTCGCCGTCAACTTCAACAAATACCTTATCTCCAACAGCGAATTCACTGCCTTTGTCATTAGATATTTTTGTTCCGTCTTCTAGCGTAGCGGTAGCAAATTTTTCTTCAACTACTTCTGAAGCTTGAGGTTCAACTAAGCCAAATGTTTGTTTAGCTAGTTCTCTAAGTTCATCTTTAGTCATGATTTATTTTTTTTTAAAGATTAAAATTTAATTATATAGAATAATTCTACAATAAATACTAAATATCCCCATCCCTTAAAAATCCTTTAATGTTTTTATCGTCTTCCCCTCTTTCGCAATATTTATGGATGTCCCAAAAATTGGGATGAAAGTAAAATAAATTAAAAACAATGGACAAATTAGAAAGAAAAAAATACAATTACGAGTATTACAGAAAAAATAAAGCAAAAAGACGTGAATGGAATGTATTAAATAGTGAACACAGAAAAGAATATTATAAAAAATATAATAAGAAAAACCACGATAAACAGGAAGAACAAAATAGAAAACTGAATAATTCAATACCACCAGCAGTATATTGTATAAAAGAAGATAATGAAATAGTTTACGTTGGATATTCTAAAGTTCCTTATAAACGTAGAGCATGTCATTTATCAGTAAATAAATTTGGTGGTGTGATTAATAATTCTTCTGTATCACAAGCTATTACAGATGGACTTTTAGATAGAGATAAATTAACTTTTGAAATATTAGAATTTGTTGATAGTAGAGATATGGGTAAACAGGTAGAAAAAACGTATATTATGCGATACCAACCTAAAATCAATACCTATATTACAGGTAAAAAAAGACGTCCTAATTCTACTTCTTCGTCTCTTTAATGATTTTAATAATATTATAAGTTATTGCTGATAGCAATGCTAAAACAGTGAGGGTAGGCTCTATACTATGTATGGCATATCCTCCTATAAATGCTGTTAGATTGACTGTGTTTACTGTAGCTAGTTCTTTCATTTATTATCGTATTGTTGTTGACATATTGCAACCCTTTGTTTTATGTCAGGGAATTCACTTACTGTAATTGAATCTCTAACACAACGTTGAATAAATGCTGCTGCGCGTTCGTCTTTATTAGGCGTTGGTAATGGCATTTTGCATTATTATTTTATCGTTAAACAAACCTTCTACTGAAAAACCTTTTACTCTACCTGTTTTGATATAATCATCCCAAATACGTTTATTGTTTACTTTGTAAACTCCAAACCAACTACCTTTAGGTAAATTATATCCGTAAATATTTGATTTATCTTTTTCACCATCTGCTACTAACCATGATTCTACTAATGATATATCACTTACTTTTCTATCTGGATCGTGTTCGATATTAATACTATCTAGTAATTTTGTTTTCATTAATTTATAAGATAATTTTTGTATACCTTCTTCATCAAAGAATACATAATACTTATCTCCATCTTCATCTATACGTGGTATTAGTTTATCAGCAACCATTAATGGACCAGCTAATAGCATTTTGTCTTTAACAGCACTAAATTCAAACTCGCCAGCTGGCACACCTGCTTCAACTTCTGCTTGTGTTCTTGCTTTAGGACTGACTTGTGAGGCTTCTTGTACTCTTGGTCCTCCAATAACTTGTTTAGGACCAATGTTTGTCGTTGTACTACGTTTTTGTTCATCTACTGGTTTGTTTTCTCTATAGAATTTTTGTGTCCAAGAGTGTCTACAATTATAGGAACCTTTATATCTAAAAATATCGTATGTGCTGAATTCATTATTAGCACCTTGAAGTGACATATTATTAATGTCTTCTACTCTAAATAATATTTTTTTAGAATTTGTTAAACCAATTAATTTACTACAAAATTCTCTGTTTTTACCATCTTGTGGTCCACTATATTGGTATAATATTTTGTAATTAGGAGTATCTAATGATGAACGCTTATCTGGATCACTATATTTTTCTAAACTACCAATAGCGAAATACATTTGTCTATGAAAATTATCTTCAGTTATTTCTTCCCAACCATCTTCATATAATGAATCTTCAGTAATACCTACTTTATCTAATGCTTTAAGTAATAATTCTTGTGTATCACTATCCATGTCATCAAAATACTTCATTTTTTCTTTATTCTTAAGCATTAAATCTGTTGCCTCACTATGACGTTTACAAGGCATATAATATGTTGTTCCTTCACTCTCGTGTTGATGCATACCTTCACATCCTATTTCTTTAGCTAATTCTAATGCTAAATTAGGGTCTGTAAATACAGGTATTCCATCTATATCTTTTAAATCAGCAAAATTATCTGGTTTTTGTATTTTACGTAGTCCATCAGTGTATTGTCCTACTGTTTTGCCTGAACTAAGTTTTATTAATGCTAATGGTCTTTCCTTTGTTGGTTTAAATTCAAATGATGAACCAGGTATTTTTACAGTACCTCCAACTTTAATATCAATAATTTGTCCTCTTGATCTTGATTTATCTTTAGTTTTACCTGCAAATCCAAATGATACATAATCACCTACACTAAATCCACCTGCTGAATCAACAAATTTATTCATTTCATCTCTAATAATTTCCATATTAGATGTATCTAACATACCTGCTTGTCTTAATTTTTTCTCTGCCCATGGTAATGCACTTGGTCCTCCCCATAATAGATAACTTATATAGCCACACGCATCGTAATCTTTTCTTTTA